GGTTTTGATGTGATTGACAGGAAGGGCGGTAAATCTTGAAGGCCGAAGGCCTCTGGCTTATTGCCCCTGATTTGGCTCGAAGAAACTGCCTGCTCCCGCAGGGTGAAGGGCAGCACTGTATGTATTCTTGTTTTTCACATTCAAAGCAAAAAAAAATAGCGAAGGGGAAAAAACCTTTTTTTGTCTGGTCTGAACGGCGGACAAAAAAAAAGGCATCCCTGCCAGGATGCCCTTCGCCCGTGAAAATTTGCACTCTCCAACGGGGTCGTTATGCCTTCTTGTATATCCAATCCTGAAAACAATGTCAAGCATGATGCGGGTCTGGTCCAGGCCGTGGGCGGCCTGCGCGACCCCCGCAGCCGCTCCGCGGCGAGGAGGTCGGCGCAGGCTCCGCGGCCCTTGGAATACATCACCAAATCTGTGTCCGCTTTTAGGGAGGTAATCAATTCTAAAACTGGGGAAATTCAAGTATTTACAAGATCAGAGAAGTGCGCCGAGTTTTTGCCTTATGTTGATCCCGAAACTTCTCGGAAAAATTCTCGATCAGCTAGGTATGAACTTCAGAATGAAGCCAGGCGTCTTCTTGTTGAAGTCCCCCGCAAGAGAAAAGATAGACTTCCTCCTGTGAATAAGCTTGAAACTGCTCAGCATTTGGCGGTTAAAGCTTTTTTTCAACCAGAACAACAGCCTTGGCGGGTTACAGGTTGCGGTCGGAGGCGGATAGATGATGAGGTTAAGGTTTTATTTTCTGATCGAGTGAAACGGGCGCACTTCGGGAATTTGATGATTTGTGGATCTGCTTGGACTTGTCCTGTTTGCTCCGCCAAAATTGCTGAACGGCGGCGTCAGGAAATTTCAGTAGCTTGCGATGTTCATTCTGCGGCTGGCGGTGGTCTTGCCATGGTAACTTTAACATTCCGGCATGATCGTTTTGAAAATTTGAAGGAAATGATTTCCAGATTGCGTGAATCTTTGAAAATTTTTCGTGGATCGAGGAAATACAAATCTCTTTTGGCAGGGGTTGGCTATGTGGGTTTGGTCAGAGCTCTTGAAGTCACCCACGGTTTTGCAAATGGTTGGCATCCGCATCTTCATGAATTGTGGTTTTTTGATAAACCTTTGACTGATCGGCGGCGTGATGCATTGCAAAGGGTTATTTTTGACTTGTGGCACAAGGCCTGTGAGAAAGTAGGTTTGGGTTTACCAAACAGACAACACGGTGTGAAAGTTACTTCTACGATTTCTCCTGAGGAATATCTTTCAAAGCTTGGTCGAGATCAAAAGTGGGGTGTTGGCTCTGAGCTTACCCAGTTGGCTAAAAAGGTTGGCAAGATCGGTTCTCGTTCTCCTTTTGATTTGCTTCGTTTATCTTCATCTGGTGATAAGGTTGCTGGTCGGTTGTTCCAGGAATTTGCTTTTGCTTTTTTCGGTGCGCGGCAACTTTTTTGGTCGCACGGCTTGAAGGCTGCTTTTGGTTTGGTGGATTTAACTGACGGAGAATTAGCTGAGCAGGAAGAGGAAGATGCGAAGGAAATTTATGTGATAGATGCTGATTTTTGGAAAATTATTTTGGCTCAACCATTTGATGTTCGCGGGTCTATCTTGTCGGTCGCTGAGCATGGTGGCCATGACGCTGTGCATCAGTTTTTGTTACGGCTTTGACCATTTCCGGAACACGTTTTGAAAATGAAAATAAATAGTGACTGATCAAAAAAAAAAGAATATAGGTGTTACATGACTGTATCACGTAATAAAAAACGGGTAAATTTGACTTTCAGCCAAGATACCATTGATATTCTCGATGACTTATCTGCTCGTTGGGCTTTTCCTTCTAAGTCGGCCATGATTACTTGGTTTTTTCACATGCTTTCTAATTCAACTTGTTCTGAGGAAATACTTGCTGATATGGTCAGGATGAAGGAATTTTTGGAAAAAAATAAATAAAAAAACCCGGCTTGCTGCGCTAACAGCTCACCGGGTACAGCTTAAAAACCTTGTCTAGGGGTTTCTTGTGGTCATTTTAACTATGGTGTTACATTTGTCAATCTAATGCTGCTTTGGCGCTTTGCGTCGAGGTGGCATTTTTTTTTGGGGTTTCGGGCGGTGTCCCCTTTGAACATCGGCCTTTCTAAAAAAAATGGAGGTTCAAAATGGCTGAAAAAGTGTTGTGTTTGTCCGGCGACAATTGGGGCATGCTGGATGAAAAGACCGGGGAAAAAATTGAAGGCATTTCTGTGTGGTATGTCAATGCCTATAGGGAAGAAGAGGCGGGGAGCATTGGTCAAAAACCCACCAAAATCAATGCTACAGCTGAAACTTTTGCTGTTTTGCAAAAAGGCGGTTTGCCAGGGATCTACGAACTTGAGTATGGCAGTCGCCCGGGTAAGGCTGGCAAGGCTACTCTGGCTTTGATTGGCGCAAAGTTTATCCAGTCGGTTGATTTGTTCGGTGGCCTGATTTCTACCAGTAAGAAGGCTGCGTAATGCCTGGCCAGGTGCAGAAAACAGTTGTTTGTGTCGTTGCTCCTGGTGCAGTTGGATTTGTTCCTTGTGCCGACGGTTATGCTCCCCAGGTGATCGATGCGTATTTGTTGGCTCCGGATCAGGCAAGTTTGATTGAATCAACGCTTGTTCCGTTTGATTACGGGGTTGCTGGTGGTCTTTGGACTTTGGCTTTTACTTCGATTGTTGCCTTGTTTCTTGTCACCCACTGTGGTGGTTTGATCCTGAATTTGATTAAACCACGTTAATTTTTTGGGCCGTGGTGGCCCATCAATTGGGAATTATCCCATTTTTTTGGAGGTTTTGAGATGAAAAAGATTTTTGGTGCGCTATTTCTGTCCTTGGTTGCTGTTCCTGCCTTCGCCGCTGGTCCGGATATGACCGTTCTGACGACCGCTGTGGACTTCACCACCGTTACGACTGCTGTTCTGGCCGTATGCGCTTTGCTGGCTGCTTTGTATATGGCCATCAAGGGCGGCAAAACTGTCCTGGGTTTGATCAAGGGCCGTTAATTTTTGGTTTTGGGTGAGCCCTGGTCAATTACTGGCTGGGGTTCACCTTTTTTTTGTCTTTAGGGTGGGGTGCGATGACAGCAAATGATGTTTGGTACGCCTTGTGTTTTCTTTGGGGCCTTTTGTCTGCATGGGCTGTAATTCAAGGTTTGAGAGGGTAATCAAATGGCTTTTTTTCGGCGTTTTTTTCTTTGGTATTTGTGCCTGCAGTTCCTTCTTCCTACTTCTTCCTTTGCTGGTTATGCAACCGTACCTTCTGAGCTGTGGATTCCGGCTTCTTCTAATCGCATCAATATCACCTTTGGCAAGCTCATTAAAAATATGGCTTCCAGCGCTGGTATAGCTGCCAATGATGCCAAGGTTTTTAATACTCTGAAAAATTTTGGTAGAGCGGCTAAAAATCTTGCTGTACCGGTTGGTGCTGTTGTTGCTGCTGCGGCTCCTCCTGGTTGGATTGCAACTCTTGCCACCGTGGCTTTGACTTTTGGGCCTATGCTCATTGATTACGCAATAGACAGCCAGAAAGCTGTAAGTATCGTTGATGGATCGGCAACACCTATTGTTGTTAAAAATACCGGTTCAAGTACCCCCGCTTATCCCAATGAAGTTATTCCTTCTGGTTCTGTTGTTACTGCTCCTGGTTACTATGGGGCTAATAAAACCGCTGTTGTTAATGGTTTGTCTGGAACTCTTCCTTCTGGCTTTATAGCAAATGCAACATGGACAACTTATTCCGGTGCGACTTGTAGTGGTGTTCAATTAACTTGGTGGAAATCAACCATCATACGTCAGTATTACGGATTACATAGTGATGCGACAAACTGTTATTTTGATGGGTACAGAACTTATACATCTACTGATTCCACGGCTCAGGCTACCTATGTTCCTGTTTCTCCTGTTCTGACTGCCACTGTCGATCAAAAAGATTTTGTGGAAGGTCTTACTGCTGATCAACGGGCATCTGTTGGTTTGGCTCAAGCAGACCAGGATAAACTTGCTGCGGCTATTGCTGCTACTTTTAATCAGACTATTAAAAATGCTGCTTTGGCTGCAGATTATGATGGTGTGCCTGTTTCTATGTATGCTCCTTTGGTTACTGCGGAGGATGTTAAGGCTGCCTATGGTACTGATCCAATTACCGTTGCTGATTTGACTATGCCTTCTACTTGGGATTCTGCTGTACCGGAGACAGGGTTTACTCCTGTGACTACTGAATTTCCATCTGCTGGTGCTATTGTTTCTTCTGCTTTGGATTCTGGCACTACTAATCCGACAGCGGGTGCTTTACAGGTTGATTTTGGGACAAATCCTCAGATAGGGGAGCCTGCTCTTGAAACTATTCCGACTGAACAATCAATTTTGGACCCTATTTTGAATATGCTTCCTGGTTTTCGTGATTTTCAGGTTGCCTCTCATAATGCGGTTTGTCCTCAGCCTTCTATTCAGTTATTTGGTCAAACTATTACTATGACGGCTCATTGTACTGTGATGGAGTCTCAGCGTGATTTGATATATTCAACGATGATTGCTGTTTGGTCGTTGATTAGTGTTTTGATTATTTTGAGAGCATAGGGGGTTACAATGTTTGCTATTCTGTTTTCTGCCTTTAATGCGGCATTGGCTTTTATTTTTCGTTCTATAATTATAAAATTCGTGGTTTTTTTTGCTTTGTATTATGTGACTACAGGTTTTATTTCTGTTTTGCAAAGTTCAGGTATTTTGCCGAGTGCGGCAAATTTGACATCTTCACTTGATCTTATCCCTTCTGACGTTTGGTATTTTATCAATTTTTTTGCTATTTCTTATGGCATTAAAACTGTGATATCTGCTTATGCTGCCAGATTCATTATCCGGCGTTTGCCGATCATTGGTTAATATCTAATGCCTATCAATACCTATACTGGCCTAATGGGTTCAGGTAAAAGTTTTGAGGTTGTTTCTCAAATCATTCTTGATGCTATTGCTAAGGGTCGAAATGTCGTTACCAATGTTGATGGGATTGACGGGGATGCAATACAGGCTTATTTGCATGAGAAACGGGGTGTTTCTTTTGAGAAAATGGGGAAAGTTCGGCATTGCCAGAATGATGATGTTTTATCGTCTAGTTTTTTTCCTTTCGGTGAGGATGTAGACACTTTTGTTCGTCCAGGGGAAATGGTTTGCATAGATGAGGCGTGGCGTTTTTGGGGTACTGACAAAAAGTTATTGAATGAGCACAAAATTTTTTTTCGTGAGCATCGGCACTATGTAGATCAAAAAACGAAAGTGTCTTGTGATTTGGTTTTGATGGTTCAAGATATTTCTGATCTGCACAGGGTTTTAAAGGTCGTTGTTGAGCTCACCTTTCGTACTGAAAAAAAGAAATCTCTTGGTCTTAGTAACACCTACAGCGTGAGCATGTACGAGGGTTACAAGATCAATCAGAAGTCGCGTGTGGGTAATTGGGTCCGGAATTACGATAAAGATATTTTTCCGCTGTATAGTTCTTATTCTGGTGGTGATGGTAAAGAGTTGGCTATCGATAAGAGGCAGAATATTTTCCGCAATCCGCGATTGATTGCGCTTTTGATTTTCATGCCTCTTCTTGTTTTCGTTTCTGGCTGGCGGGTTTATCGATTTTTTAAGCCGGTCCCTGTTGTTTCATCTGCTGCTGTTGTGTCTTCTGGTGGTTCTCCTTCTACTGTTAATGCTCCCGTTGCTCCTGGTCGCCTAAATTTCTCTTCGTCTTTACGATATGCGGGAACCATTCAAACGCATGATGGGCCTGTTGTTTTGCTCATGGATGATCGTGGCAAGGTTCGGCTTGAATCTCCGAGTCTTTTCACTCGAATTGATGGTCTTAGTTCCTTTGGACATGTAGACGGTGCTTTGGTGACAACTTTTTCCGGTTCATCTGGCTCACAGTCTGTCGTGGGAGGTGTGAAATGAAAAAAATTATTTTTGTTTTGTTTTTGGTTTTGTTTCCTTTTTTGGCAATAGCTGAAGAAGCAAAAGTTCCTTCTCCTCCTCCTTTTTCTCCGGCTGCATCTCCTGGGCCTTCTCCTCTACCTTTGGTTCGTCCTGGTCATGAAACGTCTGCGGATATGCTGACTGTGGCTGATGCTCTTCGAATTATTTATTTTCAAGTCCTGCAGACTCCTTTTATTTTTGATCCGGCTGTAATGGCTGATCAGCGATACGTTACTTTTCGTTGGGATACTAGGAAGGGTGATATTCGGCCTTTTCTTAAAACGCTTCTTTTTGGCCTGGGCCTTGAATCTGTGATGCAAGGCGGTGTTGAGTTGGTGCGTCCTTTAAAAGAAGTTCATGATGAGATTCAGAAATCTTTTTTTGTTTATGCTCCGGTTCATCGGGATGCAAATTATTTAACGACTCTTCTTGAGCCTCTTTTTTCTGGTTTTACTTCTCGGCGGTCTTTGCCAGTTCCCCTTGATCAGAAGACGGCAGATCATCCGGCGCCGCGTGGATCTGCGCAGGCTTTGGTAAGCCAGAATCAAGATTTGATTATTTATTCTGGTACTGATCGTGAGATTGAGCAGTTGAAAGACATATTGCCAAAGCTGGACACTCGGCCGGCCGAGGTGCTTGCTCGTGCAGTTTTGTATGAAGTTCAGAATGTCAGCTCTGAGGGGTCTGCTTTTAAGCTCGCGGCCTCTCTTCTTCAATCGAAGTTGAATGTAAATATTGATGCTCCTGTTCATTCAAATTCGATCACGATTAAGAGTGGGAGCTTTGATGCTATTCTTTCGGCTTTCTCTACTGATTCGCGTTTTAACACTGTTTCGCAGCCTTCCTTGCGTGTTCGGGATGGTGCGACGGCTCGGCTTACTGTTGGCCAGGATGTGCCAATACTTTCTAGCATCAGTTATTCGGATGTTTCAAATCGGCAGGTTCAAAGTGTTCAGTATCAGTCTTCCGGTGTAATTTTCAATCTCACGCCTCGAATTTTTAGGGATAGCGTTGATATCGATGTGTTGCAGCAGGTTTCGGACTTCACGAAGACTGATACTGGCGTAAATTCTTCGCCGACCTTGGTCAAGCGTGAGCTTGATACAAAGTTCACAGTTCAAGACGGCGAAACTGTTCTCCTGGGGGGGCTGACTCAGAATAAAAAAGGTTCTCAGTCTTCCGGGCTTTTCTTTTTTCCGGACGCTTTGCGCAGTAAATCAAAAGATGTTTCGGATTCGGAAATTTTATTGGTATTGCAGGTGCAAAGGATTTGACATTGAATGTTGTTTTGTGTAAATCAAATTTAATGTTAATTCCTTTTCATGAGGTTTATTATGGTTTTCCGGAACAAGTTTTGTCTGTTTTTTCTCGCTGTTTGTTTTGTCGGTTTTGGTTGTGAGTTTTTAGGTCGATCTTTCAATTTTTTGATTTTCCCATAGGAGTAGGTCAAAATGGAAAAATTGACAGGTAAAGGTGGGGCTGGTAGAGGACAGGGCCGAAAGCCTTTGTCTCCTGGTCGAAAAAGAAAACAAATTGCCGGGACGATTCCTTCGGATCTGGTTGAGTGGGTGCGCGGTCGGGGGCATATTTCAGAGGATCTTGAAAATGCAATTCGTCTTTTTATGGCGAAGGAAAATGGCTGCTTGCAGCTCCGGCTTGATGGT